GCATCAGCCTTATTGCTTATATTTCTATAAAAAGTAAGATTTTGGCTCATTGGGACACTCCCAATAGCTCAGAATTTGAACAATTTATGTATTAGATTGGTTGACTTTGTAGGTTTTGGGGCCTGTGGACAGTTGTCACACAAATTTCCATAAATGGAAAGGTAATAATCACAACTCGATTCATTTTTATTGCAAGTCTTTACTTGAATCTTTTTTGGAGAAAATCTTCTTTTTTGGTTTCGTAACATTTGATTTATATTTTTCGTCCTCTTTATATTGTTTCCACTTTTCGAGTACTTCGTAAGCTTTTAATATTCTTGTAGCTTGTTGTTCTAGCTTCCTTCTTTTGGGATCCACGTATAAAGAATTATTTTGATTGTTTTTATATTTCCAAATAAATCCGCCGGCGCTATTTCTTTTTCCTGAACAAACTGAAGATGTATTTGAAAAATCTATGTTTAATGTTTTTGATGCTTCTCTAGCTGTAGAATATTCTTTGATTTTATTTAAATCTTTATCATATTGTATAACAGCTTTAGCCATACCATTATTAGCGCCTCTTACTTTATTCGCTATTTCATCTTTTTTTAATAGTTCTAAGCCAAATATACCAGATCCTTTGTATTTATAAGGATCTTTTTCTGTTTTACCTAAATAAAATAAATTATTAGGTAATTTTTTTACATATATTTTAATTAATTTCAAAGTATTGAAAATCTAAGAAATATCTTTAGTAGAAGATATTAAAAATTTATATATTGTTTTCTGTAAATCAGCTAGTGCTTGTGTATTATCTGTAATTAATTTTGACATTCTGTCTCTTTCTTCAACTAAGATTTCCATCATCTCTTGTTGTAATTTATCAACTTTCTCTTCTAATTTATCGTTTTTTTCTACTAATCTTTTATATTGGATCCACGCAAAATAACCCAATAAAAGAGCTATTAAACCTACTACGCCGTATTGCAAAAGAGATGTACTTACTACTTGAGGTACTGTTGGATTCATGTTAATTAAGCATTGAATATTTAGTATAAAGGATATGTTCCCAATTATCTGTCAAAAACTTTATATTACTAGCAGTGGGTTTAATGATTTTTCTTTCTATTAGATCCACTGATGCTTCCAAAAACGCTTGTCTACAGTTAATGTGTAGAAGATGATGAGTCTTATCGGGTATTTTTGATTCGACCATCTTTTCTAACATATCGTATACCAATTCTTTCATTCTGAGTATAAATATTTGTGTTTATTCGAAAATATTGTATTCCTTCTTTAAAAATTTAAGACACTTTTTATAATCTCTATTCTCTGTCCTTCTTGCATCTATTTCTAATGGGTTTCTATGATGACTTAAGTACTTTGACAGTATTTTATATTCATGCATACTATGTTTAACATAGTGCGTGTATTCATGTATAATAGTTTTAACAAGATCTTCTAATGTTAGATGAGCGTCTTTATTAATAAAGATCACCTGTTCTATTTCATCGTAGTATCCACAATCCTCTCCCGTATAATAATCAGCTTTTCTGTATTCAAGATACGGGTAAGGTCCATTAAGTTTGGACCTTCCGTACTCGCTTATACACCACCAAAGAATTTTGTACGCAGTTGCTCTAGATACTACGCTCTTTTTCTTTTTTTCCTCCATGATTTTAGTTAACCATTTTAATTAGTTTAGAATAAAATAAATCTTGTGATTCGTATTGCTTCATAATCTCCATTGCTCTGTACTCTGCTTCAGGAATTCTTGTATTTATAGATACTCTAAACTCTTTACACCATTCTTGAAATTTAGGATCTCCCATAACTTTTTGTCTTTCTTTTTCTAGTTCTTCAAACATAACTTTATTTTTTTAATTTAATTAAAAAGCTCACATAGTTTTCCTTTGACTTACACCAATTTTTGTGAATGAATATAGATTTTGCTCCAAAAGATTTAAATGCATTCCAACTTGCTCCTATTCTCGCTTCTCCTATACATAATTCAAACCCATTATCTAAAGCCCATTCAAAACCATGTTTAAGTAATTTTTTTGAATAGCCATTATTTCTGTATTCTGGAAGAACTGTAATACTATTCACTAAAAATACGTTGTCAGAATTCCAAGATATTAGTAATTCTGCTATACAACGATTGTTAATTTTTAAATAAAATGCCTTTGAATTTTTCTCACGTATGAAAGCTTTTTTAACTTCTAAGTCCCAACCTAAATTTCCTGGATGCTGATCTTCGAATTTCTGAAGGATTGAATCAGCCGGTTTTTTACTATTAATCATTTCCATCTTGATCTTTTTTATAAAATTCGTGTATTAAATATGCTGCAAATGATAATATACAAGCGGATCCTAAAAATACGGAATATGCTGTAATTATTTGATCTTCTATTATTAACATGATATAATTAATTTAATTCGTCCAAATCTAAACTATCTTGTAATCTGTGTAATTCTTTTTTTAACATAGTAGGAGTATCACCTTTATGATATCTAGTGTCAGGATCTAGTTCCTTAATCTGCTCAGCTAAATCTATTCTATACCCTCTATCATAGAATTCAGTTTCAATGGCATCAGCTAAGAATTGCATTTCATTTGTACCAGTTACACTTATTCTAAGATCATAGTCAGACCATTTAGTTTTATAATCCCATATCAAACAACCTTTAGTGATTTTGTTTTTTAGATTGTGTAGCTTTCTATTTCTCACTCTAACAATAGAATTATCAGAACCGAATAAATGCAACAATCTAATTAACCACCGTGGACACCAAAAAGGTTTTGCTTTGTAGTCCATGTAAATTACTAAAGGTTCCATCGCTTTGAATATTGGACCTTCCTCTCTCCATGGAACTGAACCTAAATAACCGTACTTCTCGTAAAATGTTTTGGGAAAGAATACTACTCTTAGATCCTCTAATGTAATATCTTTAGTATGCACTGGGCCTACTTTTGCCTTTTTACCTTTAAATAATATCATAATATTTATTTTAATTGTTTAAGCATCTCTTCCAAAGAAGCAATTCTCTTATTATAAACCTTCAATTCTTCAGATGTCATACCAGCACCCATTCTATATCTCCATCTAAATTCGCAATGAAAAAATGCGGGTTTAATTGGTCCTTTCGTAAATGTATTTGGGTACTTTTTGGAACACTCTCTGTATTCTTCGTCTGTTAAGATACTTTCTACCCAGATCGGTTTTCCTTCTTGTGGATTTGCCATTATTTCTTTTTTATTAATTCAATTAATTTATTAAGACAAGCTAACTGAGCTTCATCATATGTTTTAAATCCATCTGTATCATTCATTATACCATCTTCAGGATTATAGGGAATACTCATTACCCAAGCACTCCATGTTCCATTACTACAGATAGATGGATTAGCTGTTAAGTTATGCTTCTCTCTAAACCATCTGAATGCTTGTTGATATAGTGGAGAACTACACGCTTTATCTAAAAAATTACTATTGACGCAATCACTTGGACTTTCATTCATACCAAATTCTGTCTCTAAAAAATACTCGGTAAAATTACTTGGTATTAGTGACGACCGATACCAACCAAAACAAGGTTCATCAAAACCTAATTCTTTTAAAGATAATGCTTGTTCATAAGGTATAAATTCTTCATTCATAACTATTGTTTTACTATTTCAATTAATTTATTAAGACAAGCTAGTTCTGCTTCTTCATGGGAATGGTATGGCATATTTGTATAAAATACTTCTTCCTCATTATTTTCTAATATGACGTAATCATATTTTATAGGAGAAGCTGCACCTACTACAAAAACTGTTTCTATGTATGAATATAGTCCATGCTTCTCTCTAAACCATCTAAATGCTTGTTGGTATAATGGTGCAGATAATATAAACTTATCACCAATAACTAATGTTTCATTTATTTTATCAAACTCTCTTTTAGCTGCAAATTCCCAATTTTCACCATTAGTAGTAAAATAATATGCAAAACATGGTTCATCAAACCCTAACTCTTTAAGAGCTAATGCTTGTTCGTATGGAATGAATTCTTTTTTCATTACTTTTTATTTTAAAGATTTTATATGTTTGCAATCTTTGCCTCTTCCAAATCCGTGTGCAGGACACGAACACGTCCACACTCCATTATCATTTACAACTTCGTACTTGTTGCCTTTAGTACCTTCAACAAAATACTTGATAGGTTCTACTACTATCACAGGTTTCTGATAAGGTTTATCGTACACAATTGGAGTCCACATTTCTTTTAGTTCTAACCAATCGTACAGTTTGTCCACTTGTTGATAAATTCCTCCTGCCACAATGTAGATGATATTCGTACTTGGACTAGTAAAGCAAATGGGTGGGTATAAAGATTTAAATTGCATAATTATTTTTATTAGTTTATTAAAATATTTTACCAACTTGCTTGATAGTGATAAGAAGAATACAAATCGTCTTCACTAATGGAAGTCTTCAATATGTCTTCAAATATCATTATTGATCTATTAACGTCATTGAAATACCACTCATCATAATCTGTATTTCCAAAAAAGAATCCATTTCCAATAGGCAATAATTCTGGTGCTTTTGAATGATCGTTACTTACTTCTTTTAATACTTGTAGTAATTCTTGCATTTTATCTTTCTTAACGTAGTACTCTGCACAATCGTCTTTACCGCCTTGTACATTATTAACGAACCACAAATGAAGAGCATTGAATTTTCTCCAATACCCAACTTCTTGCTCTATCATTGATACTTTTGAAGGATCGATAGACTTTACCGATTCTCCGTTTCTTGTAACTGTTACTAACGTAGTTTCTTCGTCTGAATAAAAGCTGTAGTTCTTAACGTTAGTTTTTTTGTGTAAATACATGTCTAATCCCATAACTTTAATTTTTAATTTTTATGATTACTTTATTTTTTCGATCTTAATTTTGTGTAATTTATTTTTTATAAAATTTTGAATCATCGTGTTCGTTATAACTATAATCTACTTTAATTACCTTTTCTAGGCACTTCTCTTTAACTGTACCAATTAATCTGTCTTCAATAAACACTTGACCAATGCCATCGCGTGGATCCAAATCTATATCATCGTATTTATCGCAAGCTTCTTGGTAAGAATAAAAAGGTCCAAAAGTTTCTGAATCTTTTTCTGAATAACCTTCCAATAATTCGTAGTCGCTACAATCAAAATCTTCTCTAACCATTATGTAAGCGCCATAAGTAACGAACCACACGTTAGGAGTTTTACCGTCACCTACCAATTCTCTTGCCAATTCCTTGGCGCTAGATGGTCGTACTTCTTTCTCAAAGGGTTCTGGAATGTTTACTTCGTAGTACAGTACCACATCATTTTTATCTATTGTTTGTTGAAATGTAGTTTTTCCACCACCGTTTCCTTCGCACTCTAAAGTTTCATCACCAACGAAAACAACTTCTACAATTTCTTGCATTTCAAATCCGTGGTAACCAGTCTTTCCAACTATTTTTACTTTGTCGCCTACTTTGAATTCCAACTTTTGTTTCATATTTTTATAATGTTTAAAATGATTTTCTAATTTCAATTCGATCTGAGCTCTAGTTTCTCCATTGTATTCAGACTGTCTTATTGTTTTTCCATTTTCAAATCTATAAGCTGGAAATAATAAAAAGTTTGCAGTGCCACTATCGAACCAATTTGGTATCGGTGATATCACCATCCAAAGACCGTTCTTAATTCTATTAACAAAACCTAAACGTCTTAAATAAGATCTGTAAGTATTTGTTCTGTAGAATTCGTTACCGTGTCTTTTCCATGCGGTTACACTTTCAATACCGTTCATAGCATCGTGTAATTCTTTCGTAGTAAACGTACTATTCACTTCACGACTATTGATAAATGACTTGACTGATTGAAATAAATTCATAACTTTAATTTTATTGGTTAATACCGCATGATAGCGGTTTCGACTATTGAAGTCTCATCAGTTAACCTATGTCAATTAACTGTTAATTGTTCTCTACTTTAATCTCGTACTGAGCGTTCCAAATTTCTTCCATTTCGATTAAAAACTGTTCTGTTCGTTTTTTTGAAATTTCATTTTTGTCTAATAATCCTGAATATAGAATAGATTTTAGATGGCCTGAAAATGAACCAATCATTTTACACTTGACATCGTTTCTTACGTCTGCCAATTCTGAATAACTTTTTACTGATTTTGGTACTTGTATTGTCATAACTTTAATTTTTAATTTTATTAATCCCAGTCTTGATGGTGTTCTGCTTTAATGTAACACACTGCTAATATCGCAAGCGATACAAAACAAATAATAAGATAGACTGTAAACATATTTTTATTTTTTAGTTTTTTGAAGCAAACATTTTTCTACCATTACTCATGAATGTATCAAATGCTTCTACACCCATAGATTCTTTTAATTCTTCAATGAACTGATCTAATTGATCTTTTAAAGATACAGCTTGAAAATGCTTTTCGTTATCAACTGCTTCTTTCAATTCCCAATTAGTGTCTAAAATTTTACTAAATAATTCGATTTGTGAATTTGTCATAACTTTTATTTTTAATTTTATTACGCAATTTTTTTACCCATTTCTATGTCTCTACGAAGACTTTTAATTCCAAACATGTACTCGTTACAAATAATATTTCCACGTTTCATACCTCTCGCGCCTTTAACTCTATTAAACACTCTTAATCTACCTGCGTAGGCGATTTTTGCAGCTTCGTATTCTTTACCTTTAAAAGAAATTACGTAGCGACCTTCACCTATTTTTGTTATTTCAGCTAGTGCATTTTCTACTGGCACTTTAGGTTTTTCAAGAATGGTAATACTACTAATGCTAGAAAAATAATAGCTCTCAGCTTTTCTTTTACTTGTAGCTAACAATTCAAACGTCATCTTTGATAGATCTATGCTTTTAACAATACCTGTAATTTCCACAGATCCTTGAGATCCTGAGCCCATACCGTAATTGTAATTGTACTTAATTGATATAAAATCGTTTACTTGAAAATTTCTTGAGTTTGTCATAACTTATTTTTTAATGGTTGAATTTAATTTGTATTCGTAACTATGAATAAGATCAGTTTCTATGCGATGTGCTTCAGCTTTACCTCGTACGATATCTACTATTAATACGTCGTACACATCGTGTTCGTACTTACGCATATCGTTGTATAACGCCCAATCTTTATTTTCAGTTAACGCTCGCATACAGTGTTGGTGAAAACGAATTAATACACTTTTTTTGTATGCTCTCCCGCGTGCCACCGTCAATCCTATGTAACGTTTACCGTTAACGGTATTAACGATTTCGTAGATAATGTGGTTGCGATCTGTGCGTTTTTTGCTCATGTGGAAGATAATTGAATATAGTAAATATACGACACAATATTGACATAAAAAAATCCAAATGAAAAAAAGCCTATTGGAAACCAATCAGTTGCGCCAGAATGTAAGCAGGGAGCGATCATAACTCGTTGGTTCTCAATGGAGAACTTTTTTATTGGTAACCAATCAGTTATGAGTCAGGCTTTGGGGATCAGCCAGTTATGTATTTAAATTTTTCTATCTATTAGTAGGTTCTCATCGTCACCCAAATCGGGTTTTTCGTACTTTATTTCGTGTACCATATTTTGTAAATCGATTAGATCTTGATCTTCTTGGTTTTTATAATCGATTAAATCTTCTTCGTGTTTATATCTTCCTTCGTCTAAGAAAGCTTGCATCTTTTCTATCTCTTTTAACACATTTTCGTCTATGTTGTAGAATAGTAAATTGGACTCGAAAGAAGTTTCATCACCAACAAGTGGACTCGATTGCATATTTCTTAGTACTCGTCCACTAAAACTGTCAAACACATTAATGAAGTAGCAATTGTAACAAAGCCACCTGATATTTTCTATTTGCCAGTTTCTGCGGTCACCGTCAACAAAGTGTAATAACAGTGGTTGCTTTCCGTCTTTTACTCTTTTTTCGTGATAACCACAGTGTTCGCACTCTTCTTTGTGCAATCCGTGTAAGATCAACATCTTCTTTAAAATCACCACCCTTGCAGGACTAGTCCACTTTCTGTAAGTAAGTAGATTGTCTATTTGTTTTTGATAAAGTCTTGGTAGATTTTCTTTGTGTTTTCTAGGTCTTTGTGCATTGGGATTGCCGTACTTTCTGTGAATTTCGTAGAGAGTTTTTCCTGTCTCAAGGTCAATGTACATGCTTGCGTACTTAACCCAAGTTTTGAAGTTAATTCCCATGTATCGACAAGCTTCGGCTATAGTACGAGAATTGGCCATGGAATCCCTAATCTCGTCTTCGGTCAATTGTAAACCTAAATGGGGAAATCCTAACGCCTTACTTTGTTCCCACGGTAATTTCTTCTGGTATTTCTTCCTCCTACCCTTCATCTATTTTTGGGTTCATCATAACTAATAAATTCCAAAGATCGTAAGGATTCTGTAACAATATTTCTTGGCCATCTGTAGTTTTCATAGCATTTAGTGTAGCATCATCATTCATCCTATCATATAGATAAAAACTAATAACGTCTGTGCAAGCTTCTCCAAAGCTCAAGATCATTAACATATCTATTGTCTGAATATACTTATCTTCGTATTTAAATAGATCGATCTGGAGCTCTTGGTACGCGATGTTAGATCTTACTATTGTTTCTTCTAAGGTATTTATTAATGTGAAGAATAATTCTCTTCGTCTTTCTGATTGAGTTCTTTTTTTTCTTCTTATCGATGATTTTGCTCCTAATAACGAATCTACTGCTGATTGTATTTCTTTATATTCGTCTGCCATTTTTACTTTTTAGAGTTTTTCAATGTTTCAATCATTTTTGATATGTGGATGCACATTTCGTAATCTTCTGCGGGATCTTCAATATACCAATTAAGACATACAGTAAGCGCATCTACCCAATAATGTTTGTGTAATTCTACATAATTGTTAGAACTGTTTATTTCAAATATGGAAGCGAAAGTTTTTTTATTGGTAAGCGCATCTTCTATTGCTTTAGGCACTTCAACTTTAAGAAGACCTTTTAATATGTCAGATTTTTTTATTTGCTCTGACGTTAATTGATCTAATCCGTCAAAATTTGCTCTTACTGTTTTTCTTTTCTTCATAACTTTTAGTTTATTATTAAAATAGTGATCCTGAAGCTATTATATGCCATTGTGGTGCAAAAGATGCGTACTCAACGAATAATCTCATATATGCTCCAGCCGCTAATGATCTAGAAGTAAAAGCTCCTCCAAGTGTATTAATAGATGTAGCTGAATCTTTTGGGCTTGGTATTATTTGAGCAGCATTACTTCCAACTGTATTAATTACAGTAATTTCTTCTGAATACATTGGACTTATTGGTGTTGTGCCATTACTAGTTAAATCATATAAATAGAGGCTTGTCTTTGAATTATTTGATTCATTACAAGTTATATAATATAATTTATTTCCAGAAGGAATGAATCTATTTCCAGTAGAACCAGACAAATCACTCATACTACCCGCAAAAGATCCAATAGATGCATAATGTTTTAAAGGTCCTGACGCTGCAGAAGCGGTAGTTTGAACTATTAAACTTCCTGGAGAAAATACTAATGATCCAGTTAAACTTAATCCATTTGTAACTCTCATTGATCCAGTTACATCAATACTACCTGTAACTAAGAAACCGCCCATTACAACTGAAGACCCTGAAACAATCAAATCTAAAGTTGCCGGCGTATTAATAGTTATTGGACCTGTAAAAGTATTTGATCCAGTGGTTGCAAAATTAAAAGATCCACTTAAAGAATTTGCTAAATTTGCTATAGAAATTTGAGATGTGTTATTTGATGCCACTATAGGAACAACATCTGTATTTAATACTGATGTTACTACTGGGAGTTGAGATATTGTTACGTTTGACATATTTTTTAATTATTGTGTTGATATAGTTGAACCATTTTCTGTTGTTAGTATCCTACCTAAAGAGTCAAGTAAATAAAAAGTTGGTATTGTAGGTGGATTAGTAGGTATATTTGTTCCACTTGAATTTTTTTGAGAGGAAAATAATAAATTTGGATCTATAGATCCTCTCATTTTTTCTATATAATTAGTAGGGTTTTGTTGAATAGAAAATGTACTTCCTTTACCGTTGGTAAGATTTTTTTTAAATAAGTCTAATAAGAATTTACTACTCACCTTTTAAAGTTTTCATTAGCCACGCTGATATAGCATTCAAAGGAACTATAAAAGAAGCCACGTTTAAATACGCGTTTCTTTCATTATAATCTATAGGAATTCCTGCTTCACCAAATTTCTTTTGTAATGCTACCGAAATCTTATTTGCATACTCTTGTTTTTTTCTTGGATCTTGTATCTTTTCTTTGGGCAAAATGAATTGCATATTTATGCCTTTCTTTGAATCTGCAGAAGATAAATCAAATTGTAAGGGTATGTTAACCTTTTCTCCGTCAACTGTTAAGCTAACCGAATATCTTGGAGTTGAAAGTATATTTGCCATTCTAAATAATCTTTGGTAATAAATATCAAATTAAGTGGTAGGAAATAGTGGTTCAATAGGTATTTGTATTGGATTCATTTTCCTAATACTAAGAATCATGTTTTGTAATTCAAAATCAGCTACTTCACCGTGTTCTGCTATTATAGCTTGTAAATTTTGTAATACTTCAGCAGAACCATTACTAAATTCATTTATAGATATCACAAGAATTATGTCATTTGTTGGTTCTTGATCTATTTTAAATTTACTTTTTAGATCTATTAGAGTATTTGGCTGTTCATTTTTAATATATTCAGAGACAATGTCTTCATCACTTATATAAATGTTTGAACACCATGGTTCTAATATATTCAGCAATAAAGTATTATAAGATGATCCCTGTAAAACAATTCCAATGTCATATTTCTTTGGAATAATGGGTAATTGATATTCATCATTTTGAATCCAACTTCCCCACTTTCTAATGTAATTTCTTGCTGATTTGTTACTAGCATTTTGAAAATACTGATCATCATGACCAATTTTATCGGTCCATCTATGACCTCTACAAGTTAAGTGATAAACTAGAGCATCTCTTGATTGAATTAATTCGTATCCTGCAAGCATCCATCTTTGAAAAATGTCAGAATCTTCGTATGGAAACGGTGCAAAAATCTTATCATGTCCTCCTACTTTATTAAAATCCTCTTTGTATAAAATCCATGGGGCAAACATGCCTTTAGTAGTTTTTATTCCATTATCGTAAATACTATTTTTTATTTTTAGTTGAATTTCCTCTACAAACTTTTCAAATTCTTCTATATTCAAACTATCAAAGTCCATACCAAAATCTTTAATGATTTTTTCTTTTCCTTCTGGATGTAAAGGAGGTTCTATTCTAGTTCCACATACTACCGTACCACGTTTTAAATGCTTAAGTATGTTCTCTATATAGTTTGGACCTATGATCATATCTGCATGTAATACTCCTACAATTAAAGTTCTAGCTAATGCCATACCTTTATCGTATAAAATTGTGTGACCTACTCTTTCTTCTGATCTATAAATTACACTGATTTGTTTATCGAGTTCTAAAGATTTTAACCATTCAAATGTATCGTCTGTAGATCCATCATCTAATAAAATTACTTTTACTTCTGGTGCGTTTCTTTTAATACTATCATACGCATTTTTTAAATGTCTTAAATTATTGTAAGCAGGTATAACCAATGTAACGTCTTTTTGTGTTAACATAATTTTAATCTTGGTTGTTGTGGTTCTTTTTTCTTTATGTTTAATTTAAATGGTCCTAATTCATATATTCCTAAATCGTCTGCATCATGATGAATTAGACTTTGTAAGTTTCCTATTAAAGCTTGAAACATATTTTCAGGTTTGATCATATCATTATAATCAACAATTAATATAATATCATCGGTTAATTCATTTACAAATTTAGATGCTATATCAAACGATGTATAAGGTTGAATATAATCACAATAAGATTTAATATCAATGTTATCAATTTTAATGTGATCAAAATAAGGTTCTACACTTAATATCTGTTCGCTCTTACAATTATTTATTTCGATACCTATATTGTATTTAATATTTGGTATTGGATCCAATGTACTAGAATGTTGAATAAATGCTCCCCATTTTCTAATGTATTCGTACATTGAAATTGCATTGTTTTTATTCCAATCTTCACTTTTATTTTGAAAATCTTCCATTTTTTCTGCGTGAGCAAATTGACCTCCTCTACAAGTTAGATGGTATACCATGGCTTTCCAAGATTGAATTAGATCGTATCCCGCTAACTTCATTCTTCTAAATAAGTCTGCGTCTTCAAAAACAGATAAAAATATGGGATCGTGCCCTAAATGCTGATCACGATGTATTAGCCATGGAGCAAAGATACTTTTAGTTATCTTATCACTTCCATTCTCTTTTACAAATTGATTAAATTCTTCAATCTTTAAATCTTCTGGCCACATACCAAAATCTTTAACTATTTTTTCTATTCCTTCTGGATGGAGAGGTGGTTCTATTCGTGTAGCGCATACGACATTGTTATTAGTTTTTAAATCTAGTAAATGTTTATCTGCATTTGGACCTAATATCATGTCTGCGTGGAATGCGATTACGTAATCGTATTTAGCTTCTAAAAACATTTCATCATAAGCATGCCCGATTCCCAATGGATCAATGTATTCATTTTTAATGAATCTAATTCTTTGATCCTTTAACCAATCACAAGTTCCATCATTGTCTTGATCTACGTAAACAAGTATCTCATTATCTTTATAATAAGAATTATCTTTAATAGATTGTATACAAGGTTTTAAATACCTTAAATTATTTTTCGAAGGGATGCAAAATGTTAGCATTTAAAAAATTGTTTATATTTTTGCTTATTATTTAATATATAAGTAGGTAAATTAGATGCATCTAACCAAAATTTAAATTCTGATCTTCCTAATACATCTTTAGTAGCAGATAAGTTATTACCTATTTGATTTTTAATATTATCATTATTGTATTCTTGATGTCCATAAGCTTCTAATTTTAATTTTATTTGATCTACTCCACCCATGAATGTAAAGTGCCAACCTCCATTATCAATATACTCATACTGCGTTTTTGACGGAGTTCTTAAATGATTTAAACACGCATTTTTAATATTTTTATATTTAGTCAACAAAGTTCCTGCCCATGGTTCATTAGATCTTACATTCATATAAGTAGAATATACTAATTGTTTTAATTTGTATATCTTATTATCTTCTATGTTGTAAGAAATTTCTGGATTCCAGTATTCATCTAAATCAGTTATAAAACATAAATCATCATCTTCTAATCCAACTAAAGCTTTACGAATACTTTCTTTTTGATAAAATTCGTTTAACCAATGTAATTCTCCTGGAGGCACATTTGAAGTTGTCAAAGCCTGCATACAAATTTGTTTAGTTAAATCGTCTATATCAGGATTTAAAATCCTCTGTCTTAAATCATCGTATGATTGAGGAGGATCGTATGTAATATGATGAATTATTTTATCTTTATATTTTTCAAATCTGTTCTTATTTTTTTCAAAATAAAGTTCTTTTGGTTTTCTTGAAAAAGTTTGTACACATTCAATTAAAACAAATTTATCAACATAATCATTAAGCATTTCCAATCTTAATTCTAATAGATCTAATTCATTATAGAAAGTAAAAATATCATATATTTTAGCCATATATTTTTGATTGCTGTTTATATAATTCAAATTCTCTTAAACACTCATTATAAGTTTGTAATTTTCCTTCTCTATCCATATAAGTAAATTTACGAGAAATATTGTATCCACAAGACCAATATCCATTACTTACGTTATGCCTTGACCAATATTTAGGTGCTATGATTAAATTAGCGTCAGAACAAAATGTAGGAAAATATGCAAAACTTGAATTAGATATAACTAACCACTTTGCATTTTTAATGATTGAATAATCCTTTGCTAAATCAAAATGATATACATTATCAGCTAATTCTGGCAATAATCTTTTTGCGGTATCAGGATTCTCTGTGATAATTAAAAACTGCATATTAGGATTGATATTCAACATGTGGTATATCGATCTAACCCAATAATCTCTTGATAAAAATAAAATAGGATCAGCTTCATAGTCTCTAATATTTAAAACGCATATATCATCGCTTCTAAAATCTTTACAATCAAATTCTTCTTTTACTTTTAACCAATCTTTAATTTCTTCTTTATAATCCCAAAAATAATCTTCTCCTTGCATAATACCCATAATTTTTGTATTATCAGGTACATTTAATAAATTTTGATCGATCAATCTTATATCACAACCATGAGTACGATCATGTTCAGAATGGTTAAATTTAATTCTTATTTCTTTTTCTGTGTATGTATCATGATATAATTCTTTTACTTCTTTACCTAAATTTATATCCATGAAATACACGCCTTTATCATTGTATCTTCTATCTCCAAAATTTTCTAAACCCATATAACCAAATTCATAACCATTTTTTTTAGCTATAGCTCTAGTAGTTACATAACATGCTAATTGATTTCCAAATCCTTGACCGAAAAGAAAAGATGTATAAATCATAATTATTTTTTCCAAAATGAATAAATACCGTTATCTATTTCGTAATTTTCCCAAACAAACTGAGATCTTTTTGGTTGTTCTTTTGCCCAACGCCACATATCTCGCAATCCGTCTTCTAATGAAATTCTATGTTCGAATCCAAGGATACCCATTGATTTTTTCCATGTAGGAATTGCATGTTTAACTTCGTGTCTTCCTTCTTTATATTCTACAGTGTATTCATTTTCATTTATCACCTGTCTTAAAAGTATATTAGCATC